ACATCCACTGTAAAATCCTTTTCATTTGAAATATCATGAATAGTGGTGTAGTGTGTGTTGTAATCAGGTCTCAAAGAACCACCTGTCGGATCATACACAATGCGAATTCTTCCTTTGTGATAGGCAGAGGAAACAATTTGAAATCGAAATCTCATTGATCCTCTCCAGTACGCAAAAGGGAGAACTGCTGCTGCGCAAGCCGTAAAATGGTGTTCTTCAGCATTAGTTACCACCATAAATGGATCTACGTAACATTGGAAAAGCATATCTTCTGGATCTCTTGCTATTGTCCAATCAAAAGTGGTGAGATATGATTCTCTACCAGCTATCGATGCAATAGGAAGCTCATCCATACTCGCTATCCCTGTTGTCGCAGGGTCCAAAGTTACTTCTTGTTTACTGTCCACAGATAACTTGTTTGTTGGGTATTTTGTATCTACTACTGCCATAGAAGTACGAGGTAACGGCGTCATTAGTGAATAATCTAGATTGGTAGGTGCCGAATAACCAAAGATTTTAGCAACTGAAGCAATAGCTCCAGCGCCAATTTCGGTGGCTTTGGCAAAAGGACCAATCCAGGGTACATTACTTAACGCCCCAGCGTATCTCGCTATCGTGCTAGCTGGACGAGAGATGACATCTTCGTTATGTTCATCCGCCATTTCTGGGATCCCCATTTGAGGTTCCGCAGCTGTTGGAATTGCGAAGGAAACATTCTCCGCCCAGGCAAGCACAGATATCGTTAACGAATCTGTACCTCCATTGGCATGTTGAAGGTTATTGATACTTTGCAGGACACAATCTCCCATATCATCCCATCCATTGTCAGGTATAACAATGGCATTTGCAGGATTAAAGAAAGGAAGTGTTAAACTTCCTCCTTGACTCTCTGTAGGATTAATGTAGATATGCATCCTCTGCGAAGATCGCACAACGTCTTGAATCACGTACGCATTGTTACGCACTTGCTTGTTGTAAGCAGTGTTGTCAGCTGATGCTAGAGGCTCATAAGAAAGAATGGCTCTACCATAGTAAAAAGCGTTACCGTTGATTAACAATTTGATGTGCATAGTACATTTCAACAAATAGTAGTTTTTGATCTTGTCAATATTCTTGGAATTTTCCCAGAAAAGTTTCCAAGGATTGAATCTCTTGAATAGGGGTGTACTAATGTCCCATTCAGTGGTGAAAATTTTCACAGGACGAGAGAAGAAATTGTCGAGTGTTGT